GTCATCAAACTGAGGACTCACTCTCAACGACCACCTCCGCTTTCTTCATATTGGCCAAACGCTCCTTGGCAGCCTTTACAGTGGCCTCATAGTCCTCTTGGCTAACCACCTTACGCTCTTCCACAATGCTGCTAGCCTCTCCCCGAAACGTGTTGCTCCCCTTCTCAGCCTTCTCCAAGGCAACCGCCAAAGGCAGCAAGTCCTTGAAACTAGCCTTTATTTCCCCAGCCTCCATCCGCTCTCTTAACTTTTCTATCAAATCTTCCTCCAACGAGGATAGTTCTAAGAATGCCCTGCCCCTAATCTTGCTCCCCAACTGCTTCCACTTGCCCGTGAAGTCTGCATAGTCCAACAACACGTTTACAATTGTTTCACGTTTGAGCCCATACTTGTTCCTCATCTGGGTCTGAGTTACCCCAGTCGCGTGTAGGTACAATATCTCCGCAACTTTTTCGGGGTTGCTCTTGGATAAGATTGAGTGAGTTTTGGTGTTTTGTTCCTGGATCTCTAAAATCCCTTCCCGAATAGAGTCTATTAGCTCCTCCTTCACATCCATTTGCCCATCCCCATACGCCATAAGCCCTTATCCGTCAATATTTTTAAGGGGCTCAATAGATGATATATATATATAATAGCGCCCCCGCCCGCGCCCCCTCCGCCCGTGAGCGAGCGCCTGCCTGCCGGTCGCGCGCGTTACACGTAGCCTCGTTTCCCGGCTTTGCATCACGCCTGGCGCGCGCACATCCGCGCCCAGGTTAGGCGTAAGACCAATTTTCTTTTGGTCGATGGGCAAAACATTCTAATCGACCAATTGAAGGCGGCCAAATCGAGACCCCGATACAACTTTTTTCCCGTAGGGAATTGCTCGAGATTGAAAATATTTCTTGCAAATCTTTTTTCAACTTCGGATATTGTTTGGCGTTATGAAAACCACAGAAAAAGAAACCACAGAAATTGAAGTTGTCTACAGTACAACTCCATACGGTCACTTCCGCTGCTACTTGTCATTAGGTATGGGAAGTTTTACGGGCACGGGATTAACCAAAGGCGATGCGCTACGCAAGGCAATGGCAGTTGTCATCGCTTGTGGCACGATCTCGAGCATGGGCGATTGCATCGCCACAATATCGGAAAGTGTGGCTAGCCACGCAAGGGTTGAAAAGATATAGCCACCAGCGCCTAATCAAATGATCATCTTTGAAAATAAAGAATTGTTTGTAGTTGCGACTGGCCACGCAAAGCCAAGCGCCAATCGCAAGACTGGCCCGATGATTCAGCTCTGGATCTTGTCGCAAGACATGGACCCAGTCCAATCCGTTAAAACGGGCCATGACGCGCAGACCGTTTGCGCGGGCTGTCCGTTTGCCTCTGGCAATGGCTGTTATGTAAACGTTGGCCAGAGCCCGCTTTCTATTTGGCGGGCCTATAAGCGTGGAACGTATGGCAAGCTTATGCCCAAAGACTATGGCCAATTCTTCAAAGGTAAGACTGTGCGCTTTGGAGCCTATGGAAACCCTTCCCTAATCCCGCTTGCCATCGTTAAGGCCATTGCAAGCGCGTCCAATGGCTGGACGGGCTATTTCCACAATTGGAAGGAAATGCAGCCCGCCATGGCGCGGGCCTATGGTCAATACTTCATGGTCTCGACCGAGACCGAGGAAAGCCGTTGCAAGGCAGATAGCGCGGGCCTAAGATATTTTCACGTATCGCCATTAAAGCCAAGCGATGCGATTGAATGCCTAAGCGATGCCAAAGGCATCACTTGCGAGAAATGCAAGCTTTGCGCGGGACTGAGTAAATCGCGATTGCCTAGTGTATGGATAAATCCGCATGGCAGCAAAAAGAGTAAGGCCGAATTGGCCGCATTGAATTAACCAACCGAAACACCATGAAAAACATCCTTATTCTATGCGAGACAAGCGGCGCTTTGCGTCAACGCTTCAAATATGCGGGCCACTATGCGACAAGCGTCGACACGTTGCCAGCTGATGATCAATTTGACGATGAAGGACGCGCGACTGGCGTCAATCATTGTCAGGGCGATGCATTCAAGCATCTTGAAATGCTGCCCGATGGCAGCGTGGACCTCATCATTGCACATCCGCCATGCACTGCGCTAGCTGTCTCTGGCAATGCGTGGTATGGCCAAGGGATGGCCAAGCATGAAAAGAGGCTCGAGGCTATGGAGTGGACGGAAAAACTCTGGCGCCTATGCTTGCGCAAAGGCAAGCGCGTTGCCTTTGAAAATCCCGTTGGCGTGCTGGGTCACACGTCATTAGGCAAAGCCACCCAATACATCCAGCCGTGGCAGCATGGCCATCCTGAATCGAAAAAGACAGGGCTTTGGCTGCACAACTTGCCACCATTGGTTGAGTCCAATAATGTCAAAGACGTTTTTGACGAGCTACCAAAGCGCGAGCAGCAGCGTCTACACTATTTGCCACCATCGCCAGACCGATGGAAGATCCGCTCGAAAACTTTTGACGGGATCGCACAAGCCATTGTCGATCAGTGGGGAGCAATCCTTTAACCCATAACACCAATACACTATATGAAAAACCTAGTTAAAAAACTACGGGCGGCGCGTGTCGCCGATCGTGCAGAACTCGCGACAATGTATGAACAATTCATTGGCTACGATCCAGTCGAAGACCATCCAGAAATTGAAACCGAGGAAATCAGGGAAACCCTGACAGGGTGGATGAAAGATCGACTCGCAGAAGATGCCATTGGTATTGCTGTAAGGAGCCTACAGGATGCGCTAGGCGTGGAAACTGGCGATCAAGCTTCCCATTATTTCGGGATGGATCGGGGATACGAGGCAATCGATTTGTTTGACCAGTATATCGAGAGCGAGCTGAGACTCGAGGAGGAGGACGACCAATAATGCAAGCACTGATAATTATGCTGCCCGTTTTTCTCCTGCTCTATATTCTTTGGAGGTGGGTAGAAATTGGAAACAAAAAACTAGAACAGGAGCGCCGCGATGGACGCAGAGACAATTAGACTTTTATCGGGGGCGATCGTGCTGGTCGCACTCCTAGCACTACAAATCCTAAAACGGAGAGGCACGTTATGACAAAATCAAAAGCAATAAAGCTGGCTCGAGAACAAGTTTCTGAGCTTTATCCATTCGGGGAAAACTACAGATTCTCCGTTTACAGGAGGCGGTTCCATGCTTGGTCGGAAACCTACCCTACCAACTATTGGGACGCCAAAAGGATGAGATCTGAGGCTTTAATTGAGAGGGCGAGAGAGGCCCTTGGCTATTGTGATGGCGATCAATATGTTCAGTACGATGGCGGGTCATGGAGGGACTACGTATGAAAAAAACAGTTGATCAGTTGATCGAGGAGGCAGTGAACAATTCCAAAACTGAAATGGAAGCCAAGCACACCTTTAGAAAAATGCAGTGGAATCGAAATCGTGGCACCCATATGGGCCACTTTGAATCAATCTCCGATTTATGGAAAAGAAAGGGAAACGCATGAACTGGGCAATCTTATTGGCCGCATTGATAGCGGTGGAATCGTCGGGAGATCCCGATGCCATTGGAGACAATGGCCTGGCGTTCGGATGTTTGCAGCTACACGCTGCCTATGTCCAGGATGCAGCTCAATTTGCCGGGAAAACCTGGAGGCATGAGGATGCCTTCAATCCGGCAACAGCAGAGCAAATTGTGCGGGCCTATATGGCTCGCTATGCTACGCAGAAACGACTCGGTCGATCTCCGACATATGAAGACATCGCCCGCATCCATAACGGCGGCCCAAATGGGCATAAGAAAGTAGCGACCGATGGCTATTGGCTAAAGGTGAAAAAAGAACTTGCTAAGAGGGGAATATTCAGCTCTGATTAATGCTATGATAAAACAAAGATTGTATGACGAGGTCGCCATCGAGATGGATTCTCCATCTTTAGCAGACTTGGACGACTACCGATGGAGCAGCGTCTTCATGAAGGCGATGAAGGCGGGCGACATTTTAATGGCCGAAGGCATTGCATACACGATGCCCAAGGAGGCAATGCTGGACACGATGGGCGTCGAGCTGGCCATGTCCATTGAAGCGGGCATTCCCGATGACGTGACAACTCCAGCCCAAACAATTCTCAAGCGGGTCTATCGCGCTCGCTTCACTGATAACCAAAAAGAAACCATAACCGCTCAAATATTATGAGAAAACTGACACTTGCCCGAAAGGCACTAGGCGACTCGCAAATCAGACAAGCCAAGCAATGGCTGCATAACCGTAAGGAAATGCACTACGACGATAGCAAAGAGCAATGCATTCAATTTGCCATTGAATGCTTGGATCGCTATGAAGAACACTATTCTCCCTCACTTGAGGAGATGATATCCATAGGGGAGGGAAACCTAGAGCAGCGATGAACCTACCCAATTATACCGTAAAAGATCTTGGCGAGACTTACATCGTCGAGATATTTGACAATCGAGTAATTGCTGTTTTTCAGGATGGCAAAGATGTAACCGATGACCAGGACTCAAAAAGTCTTGAACGTCTCTGTTGGCTAGCCATTCGGGAGAGGGATGCCCAAATCGATCAAATGTATGTTGATTACCACACGTACAACGATTAGATGTCTTTCTCCATTGGCAAGCGGGTGTGGGCGATCCCCATACCCGCAACAGACAAGCTTGTCCTGTTGGCGTTGGCCCATTATGCCGACGACAACGGGCAATGCTGGCCGTCCCTGGATAAGCTGGGCAAAGATACCGGTCTGCACCCGAAAAGCGTTTCCAGGTGTATCAGGCGACTGAAAAAGCGGAAGTTAATCGAGACCAAGAGACGCATGAACAGCAGCAGTATAGTTTTGCTAAAAATATGAGGGCGCTTAGTTCCGACTCGGTAACCCTGCGTTACCATATCCTAGTCATTACTATTCTAAAGAAAGCTTATGATATATTAGTGTAACCAAGAGTTACTTTCTGACTAGGAATTTTGTTATAGGTTACCAAGAATTTACCAAGAATGAAAATTGAAATTGAATATGTTCCCAGCTATCCCGAGGTGGTAGCCGAGGAACCAACGCCGTTTGAAACGGCCAACATATCCTCAATCCGAGAACGTCTGAATGTTCTTCTTGATAATTTATCTGACCGAGAAAAGAAGGCTCTTGTTCTAAGGTCTCAAGGCTTAACCTTCCTTGAGATAGGAAAAGAGATGGGTGTTTCTGGCACCTGTGCTAGCGGAGTTTATAAGAAGGCTTTATGGAATGCCAGGAAATTTAGCGTGTATTATTTGGAGTGCATGAAATCTTTTTGCAAACGTTCGGGCAGTCCTGTCCCAGATTACAGTTTATTAAACAAGACAATGTTTCCGAGCGGCTATTTCGATCCGAGGGAAGCCAAACGTAGAACAGGACCACTTTGGCTCAGGTATTTAAACGCATACAATGGGAAGATTTTGGAAGAATCTCGGATTAAGAATCGGAAAAGGAGAGAGAAAGAAGAGGAGGAGGCCAGGAAAGAGAGGAAGAGACAGGCATGGATTGATTCCCAAGCTAGAAAAAAAAGGGCCGCCCAAAGGGAAGCTAAGAGAAAGGCCGAGCAGATACGGGAGATGGAAAGGAATATATTGAGGGAGAAGCAGAGGAGGGAAGCGGTCATGTTTGAGAAGCAGTTCAAGAAACATATCCTATCAAAAATAACTAAGATGGCACACCAGCTTCATGAATTGGCCGATGAAACTGACTCAATTGTTTTTGGTGGGGCAACGCTGCACGAGAACAAGGGTTCCAAAGAATTTAGAGTTGTTTTCAGAAGACAGGAATTTTAAAAATAACCGACAACGGGTAAAAAATATGGCACAGAACACAAAAAGCAAACAGCAGTTGACAGAGTTTGATCCCTCAAGTAGGGATCTTGAATTGGTAAGATATAAAAATAGAAAAGAGCGGAGAGGCAGGCCGCGCAAGTGGATGCCTGGAGATCGAGTTAGGTTGCAGACAACTATTAAGCCCGAAACGCACCAGCTTTTGCACCGATTGGCAACCGAGCAGCATTG